ATGTCACAATTTCAATTCAATCATATTCAACTTGGTTTAACTTACCCACAAGCTCGTGGTTTGACTAAGGAATTGCTTAGAATCTACTTGGAAAATTGGTACTTCAATAACGGTACCTGTGAAGTTAGAGTCACCAAATATCTTATCGCAGAAGAAAAACATGAAGATGGTGAACCACATTTTCATGTTTACTTAAGGTTCGACAATAAACTCAGAGCTAGGGAAACTCGTTTATTCGACATCTTTTTCGAATCAACTGGTAAATTATATCATCCATATATTGAAAAAATAAGAGGTCTCCGTAACATGATAAAATACTGTACCAAGGAAGATACAGAACCTTTGGCTAACTTTGACTGGCATCCTTCCACTGAAAACAAGGACAAGGGAATTGACTGGGAAGAAATCTATTCTGTAGAATATCCATCTGCTCAAGCTTTCCTCGATACAGTAATGGCTAGGTATCCAAGTTATTTCACTGGTCATTACATTCCTCTTAGACAGCTCGCTTACGATAGATATGAGAAAAATGTTGAAGAATATAGACCAAAATATCTTAATTTTGAGAATGTTCCACAAATTCTAAATTCTTGGGTTGATTGCAATTTATTTAATGATAAAGAAAGACCTTACTCCCTCATTATGATTGGTCCATCTAGAACAGGTAAGACTGAATGGGCCAGATCTATAGGAAGACACATGTATTTCTGTAATTACTTTAACTTGGACTTATGGGATGAAGATGCTCTCTACGCTGTATTCGATGATATGGACTGTGACCCTGATATTCCTTTTGAGAAGTGCTTTAGAAGTTGGAAGGCATTCTTTGGAGCTCAGAAAGAGTTCACTGTTACAGATAAGTATAAAAGAAAACAAAAAGTTAAATGGGGAAAACCAATTATTTGGATTTCCAATAACGAATTTAATTGTAAAAGTAGTACACTCGATTATATTAGAAAAAATAGTGTAAGAGTTAATGTTTATAGTAAACTTTATTAAATAAATTGGTAACTTTAATAGTTACATTAAATATATACATTTTTATTTTTTATTTTTAAGTGTCTTTGAGGATCTTTTCCTCCTGCTCCCCCGGGTGCCGTCCATCCGAGCATCAGGGAACAATCCTCTCAGTACCACTTGGCTATTAAGTCGTCACGTGATGATCACGTGATTTTGGTGTGATAATTTCTTTAATATTTTCATAGATTTATGTGGTTAATGTATAAAATAATGTGAATGTAGTAAAGCTGTGACTAATGGCCTGCGGCCGGCGAGTATGGGTGACACGGTGAATTCATTGTTGTATTTACCATAATTAAGCAGTTTCTGCTGGTCTGGTTGTTAAATCTGTAAATATTTCTGGATTACTAAGATTAGTGTATAAATTGTTTTTGGATATAACAGTAGATGATGTAATAGGGAAATTATAACAATTGATTTTTCGAATACATTTTACAACTATTTTACCAGGGAGTGTTCCTACTTTTTCATTATCTAAAGCTTGATCTTTTTCAAAACCTAACTGTCCCTCAAATCCAAATAATGTTGATTGTGTAAGACCTCCTATTCCATATTTTCCTGTTCTTTTAGAGATATCCTGTCTTGGATAAACTAAATTACCCCAAGTAATTTTTTTCTTTGGATTATAAACAACGACATGATGATGACTGCTTGCTGGTGGTAGAATAATCTTTTTAATTCCTTTCACTTTCCATAATGAGTTGAAACAGAAATAATCGGTCGGTTTCATACCAACTGCATTCCATGCTGGGCCTCCTACACCTTGTTGCGTGTTATTAACCTCATCTGTTGTATCTCCTACAGTCCATTTCTCAGCATCTACTGCTGCAGAAGATGTTAATGGCCTGGAACTTTGAATCATACAACATTCTGGCTGGGATCTACTAATTTGTTCTACATCCGTCTGAGATCCATACGTAATTTCAAATGGTGTATCATGTTTACATACTAAATCGTATATGTAAACTGTCATTATATAATTAGTTGGGTTATAAATTTCGTAATTAAATGTACATTTTCCTATATAAATAAATTGAGCGGGGTTACATGAGACATATCGATTATCTGTAGGAGTAGTAGTCCAATACGCAGATCCTACACCTTGATTAGGTGCTGAGATTTTATGTACTAGATAATCGTATACATTATTGAATTTTAAATGAGCTACACTGTACCAAATTGTGCGTGAACATGTACTTGCACCTACCCATGAAAATGCAAATCTATTTACATGTTTAACAAGATTCGGGGTATCTTTGAACAATTTACGTAAAAACTTTTGTTCTGCTGGGGTTTTACGTACAATCATATTACTTGTTGTATGGGTTGTACCAGCTACATTGGCTCTAACTGATACATATTTAGCTTTACGTCTACGTTTAATACGAAGTCTTTGTCTTAATCTAGAAGTGAGATTAGAACGATTGGCCAGATTTCGTATCATAAATGATGCTATATCTGGACCATATCTACGTACTAATCTACGTGTAATCCTACGCGATCTATTGGTTGCTCTTGTGGCGATCCGTTTTTGTCTATTATTACGTCCTGGCATTTTATTGGTTGGTAAAATAAATTTTACCGAACCTGCCATTTATATTAATTCCGAAAAATAAGGTTTGGTCATATGATTTAAATTAAAAATTTTTCATATATAAGTGAGTCAAGAGTCCAAATTTCGTCATAAAGATAATATTAGAAGCTTTATGACGAA